CGCATCCGCGTCGCGCGGTCGGCACGTTCAACTTCGACGAGATCGACAGCTTCGCCGCCTACGTCAATCGCCACGGGGAGCTGGAGGGCACAACGGTGTGGTGCAAGGCCGACTTTCCCAAGGGGCAACTGTACTTCCGCGCCGTTCTGGATGACCACGACAGCACGGGCATCCCCGGTCATCGCGAGTGGATCGCCGGATGGGAGCCTGCGAAGAGCGAGGAATGGAAGGAGTGGACGACCAACAGCGGGAAGCAGATGTCGCAGGTCGAGTTCGCCTACTTCATCGAGCAGAACCTGAAGGACATCGCCACGGCCGAGGGCTACCCCAGCGGCACCCAGATGCTGGCGATGGCCACCAACCTCGATATCACACAGGACTCCAAGTTCAAGAGCCAGGCGAAGCTGCAGAGCGGCGGCGTGCGGCTGACCTACATCGAGGACTCTGACGAAGCGACCGAGAAGGCGATGGAGATCTTCAGCAAGTTCGCCATCGGCGTGCAGGTCTTCCGCGGGGCAGAGGGCTTTCGCATCGACGCGCGTCTGCGCTACCGCATGAACCAGGGAAAGCTGACCTTCTGGTACGAACTCATCCGCCCCGACGTCACGCTGGAAGAGGCTTCGCAGAAGCTGGTGCTGCAGCTGCGCGAGAAGGTCACTGCCCTCCCGCTGTTCTTCGGTCTGCCGTCGTCGAAGTGATGCCGAGCGCGGACACCCTCGCCACGGCCGCGTGGCTTTTCGCCAGCACCTTCGCGCAGGTGTTCGCGCTCGGACTGCAGAGCCTGAACGTCAACGGCGGCCACTACGCCGCCGACATCTTCCCCGGCTACTTCGACGGGCATGTGTGGATCGACTGCACCGGCTGGCCCTGCCGTCAAACAGTGATTGCCTGGGCCGACCTCCCGGCCGGTTCGAGGGCAGCACGATGAGAAAGCGCGGCGCCCACATCAAGCACGTGGCGGCCCTGCCCGGCCGCGCACGCGACTGCGTGTCGCTCGAAACCGAGCACTACATCGCGCTGCAGTTTCTGGGAACCCCCAACTTCGGCCGCGACCAGGTCGCCAGCATCGGCGCGGCCGCCTACATGGTGCGCGAGATACCGCGAAGCCGGATCGGGGATGTCGCTCACCGGCACGCAGCGGCCGTGATCCGCACGCTGAACGAAATCATGGACATCGCCGACCGCACCGGCCGGGTCGAGGTGAGCACCGCCAGAGAGGCCGCGCTGCGCGCCTCATGCCCTATCGTGTTCCGTGCCCTTGAGGGCGCACGCAACAGCGACATCGCCCGCGCCTCGCTTGCCGTGCTGGCCATGCAGCGGCGGATGGTGGCGCAGGCCCAGGTCATGGGCGCAAAGCCATGAACGCCGCCACCCACCGCAAAGACCTGATGAAGGCCCTGCGCGCCAACGCGCACCGGCATGACCTGTGGTCCGTCTGGTCCGACTTCGTCGGCATGTGCGCCATCGCCCTGAGCAACACGGTCGACCTGCGCCAGCGCGCCGAGCGCGAAGCGGAATACCTGCGCATCGTCGGTCGGTACCGGGCTGACGAAGTCGAGCGCTTCGCGCACGCGCTGGGCTCGCTGCAGCTGTGCTTCCACACCGGCGGCCACGACGACGTGCTGGGCAGCGTGTTCATGGAATTGGAACTGGGCAACAAGTGGGCCGGCCAGTTCTTCACGCCCTACCACCTATGCCAGGCGATGGCCGCGATGACGTTGCAGGACGCGCGCCAGCGCATCGACCGCGACGGCTTCATCACCGTGCTCGACCCGACCACCGGCGGCGGCGCCATGCTCATCGCCGCGGCCGAATACCTCGTGCAGCAGGACATCGCCGTGCCGCTGCGCATGCACGCCACCGCGCAAGACATCGACGCCAAGGCCGCGCGCATGACCTACGTGCAGTTGTCGCTGCTGGGCGTGCCTGCCGTGGTCGTCACCGGCAACACCCTGACGCTGGAAGAGCGCGAGCGCTGGTACACGCCGGCGCACGTGATGTTCGGCTGGTCGCAGCGGCTGAGCCGGCGCCGGCAGCCAGATGAAGAGCACCCCATACCCATCACCACCGAACCCGCGGCCGCGCGCGAGCCCGTGCAGTTCGGTCTGTTCGAGGAGCAATGCGCAGCATGACCACACCACCGATCACCGACTTCCAGGCCCTCGCTGCTTCAGCGGGCGTGCTCCGCATGTTCCGGGAAAAGCATTTCAGCATCTGCACGCTGGATGCTGTCGCGGCAGCCATCGGCCGAAAGGAACACCTCGCAGGGCGCGACTACGAAGCGCTCCGCGCGGTGCACTGCATGGACTGGGCCGATATGGGCCCGGACCTCGCGCGCCAGGTGCGTGAGGTCTGCTGCCGCATGCTGGGAATCCCCGACACGCAGCCCGTCGTGACCGAGCCGCATGTCCCGCAACCGATGCCAGCGAAGGAAGCGCGGTCGATCCTGTCTCTGCTGTTCAGCCGGGGTGGAGCATGAGCAACGATTCGATCATCAAGGCGCAGGCGGAATGTCTACAGAAGCGCCTGGACGAACACTACGCCACCAAGCCGACCAATCCCAAGGACGCGATCGGCACCAACAAACTGCCGCTTCACCTGTGGCCGACCACCGCCACTGCGCTGGGCTGCGTCGCCTTCGCGGAAGGCATGCTGAAGTACGGCCGCACGAACTGGCGCGAAGCCGGGGTGCGCGCATCGATCTACGTCGACGCGGCAAAGCGGCACCTCGACGCCTGGTTCGAGGGTGAAGAGGTGGCGCCGGACAGCGGCGTGCCGCACTTGGCCAACGCCCTCGCGTGCATCGCGATCATCGTCGACGCCAAGGCCGCCGGGAAGCTGCACGACGACCGTGCCTACAACGGCGTCGGCTATCGCGCGCTGGTGGAGCAGCTGACACCGATCATTGCCCAGCTGCGCGAGCGCCATGCCGGCAACTACCCACGCCACTACACCATTGCCGACAGCGCACAGGACGGTGCGGCATGACGCAACTCACCCAACGCCAGATGCACGACCTCGCCGGCCGGCTGACGCGGCTGAGGATGGCAGCCGCCGAACAGGAAAAGGCCAGCGCCGCCGCGCTCGAAGCGAACAGACGCTGGAACGACGCGCGCGGCCGCTACGCGCGCGAGTGGGCCGACATCGTCCGGGCCTATGGCGAGCGGAATGCGCCCACCTGGATCGAATCGCTGCGCGGGCCGAAGCCCAGCATCGAGGTGACGGCATGATCCTGCACGTCCACTCCGTCAGCGGCGGCAAGGACAGCGCGGCTACGCTGCTGCTCGCGCTGTCGCGTTTCCCCCGCGACCGCGTGGTGCCAATCTTCTGCGACACCGGGAATGAGCACGAGGCGGTCTATGAGTACCTGGACTACCTCGAACAGGCGCTGGACATCCAGATCCACCGCCTGCGCGCGTCGTTCGATGACGAGATTGCTGCGAAACGGATGTTCATCGCGCGGGATCGCCGTGTAGGTCGGCAGTACCCGCGTGCCGTGGTGTTGGACAGCGCAGGGAATCCGGTTCCAAAGCGTGACGCTCGCGGGAGCATCGTCACGAGGACGGTCGTGCGCCGCGGACAAACCGTTGTCGAGGCTGTGCCGAAGACCCGAAAGGTGGGCGGTGGTCGAAAGGTCCGCTGGACGAACACGGCGAAGCGCCGCGCGCTGGAGATCCTGCATCCGACGGGCAATCCATATCTCGACTTGTGCCTCTGGAAAGGGCGGTTCCCGTCCCGGAAGGCTCAGTTCTGCACGGAAGAGCTCAAGACGAAGCCGGCCGTGCTGTTCCAGTTGGAACTGGTCGACCAGGGCCACACGGTTGTTTCATGGCAGGGGGTTCGTCGGGACGAATCGCCGGCACGTGCCAATGCGCTGAAGTTTGAGCGCATCGGGCCGCGCATGTTCGCGTTCCGGCCTCTGGTTGAGTGGTCGGCTGCGCAGGTGTTCGATCACTGCGCGCAGGCTGGCATACAGCCCAACCCGCTCTATCTGCAGGGCTGCTCGCGTGTCGGCTGCATGCCTTGCATCAACGTGGGTAAGGATGAGCTTCGCCAGATATCCGCGCGATGGCCGGAGCACGTTGAGCGAATCGCGCAGTGGGAGCTGCTGGTCGGGCAGGCCTGCAAGAGAGGCTTCTCGACGATGCTGTCAGATGGGCACGAAGCCGCGGACCGTCGCGAGATATTCGCCGACCTGAACATCTATGCGCGCGTCGAGTGGGCGAAGACCAGTCGCGGCGGGAAGCCGTACGACCTGCTCGCGGATCTGATCGAGCCAACGGCGTGCGCGTCTTCGTATGGGCTGTGCGGATGACATGGCTCTACACACCATCGAACTTTTCGCCGGCGTCGGCATGCTTGGCGAGGGAGTGCGAGCCGGGCTCGGATACCTGGGCGTCGAAACTCGCTGCGTCTGCTACGTCGAGCGGGAAGCTTATGCAGCCGCAGTTCTGGCGGCGCGTATCGAAAGCGGCGCCTTGGACTCGGCTCCTGTCTGGTCTGACGTTTGCACATTCGATGCTCGACGCTGGCACGGAGCAGTGGATTGCATCGTTGCGGGATTCCCGTGCCAAGACCTCAGCGTTGCCGGACGGCGCGCAGGCCTGGATGGCGCGCGATCCGGCCTCTTCTTCGAGGTCCTGCGCATTGCCGACGATAGCGGTGCGGAGCTCATCGTTCTGGAGAACGTCGCAGGCATCGCTTCTGCCACCGCCTCCGTTGTGGACGAGGCCGAAGGCGACCTTGACGAGCGCGCAGCCGCCCGCGTCGTGGGAGAACTGGCCGACCGCGGGTGGAACGCGGAATGGCTCACTCTTTCAGCGTCCGACGTGGGCGCCAGCCATGGCCGGGACCGGTGGTTCTGTGTCGCGTGGCGGCACGTGGCTGACGCCGCACGGCATGAGCGGAATGGATTCGAAGACGGGCCGTCCTGGAGCGGGCGGCGAGTTTGCGAAGCAGGCGACGAACTGGCCGACGCCCAGCGCGTCAGTGGCGAACGACAAGGAGAGTCCGGAGTCATGGCACGCGCGGGCAGCAACGCTGAAAGCGAAGCACATGAACGGGAACGGCGCGGGATTGCCGCTGACAGTTGCCGCAGCGCAATGGCCGACGCCCGCAGCCCGCGACAGCAAGGGCGCGAACTCGGAACAGCACTGCACGCTGACAGGGGGGGGCAGGAAGCACATGGATCAGCTAGCGAACTTCGTGGCCTATTCGCCCCTGGCCCAGCAGATAGCCGATGGGCCGACATCCTTGCCGCGCACCCCTACCTCGCGCCGGCTCTTGAATCCGCTTTTCGGAGCGTGGTTGATGGGGTGGCATTCGACATGGGTGATAGCCGATCCGCGCGCCTGCGATGCGTCGGCAATGGCGTCGTACCGCTCCAGGCTGCAGCAGCAGTTGTCGTGCTTGCTCGGCGAGCGGGAACTTTTTGAACGAAAGGATGCAGCATGACCACCGGACGCAACCCGATCCTTATCGGCCAGGCCGAAGAATTCGACCTTGTGCTGCCGCAGGTGCGCGCGATGATTGAGAACGAAGGCGTCTACATCTGTGGCGACACAGTGCATCCGGCCTTCACTGTCCCGCTGGTTTCCTATGACGGCAAGATCCTCAGTCTGGTGGCCGAGGCCGAACTCGACCCGGAGAGGTTCATCCCGTCCTTCACGGCGCACGGCCCGTATCTCGCGAGCACGCACCCCGACGACTTCGCCGTGGACCGCTTCGCCGCCGCGCTGAAAGCAAAGCTGGCGAAGAAGCGCGCCGGGGGCATGAGCGGCTGGGATGACAAGACCGCCTGCTCGGAAGAGCGCCTGCAGACGATGCTGGTCGAGCACTTGACCAAGGGCGATCCGGTCGACGTCGGCAACTTCGCGATGATGCTGTTCAACCGCGGAGAGTCGTGCGCCGCCCCTGCACACGGTCAATTTCGTGACGCCGCGAAGATGATGGCAGACCCGTCAGAGGTGCCGGAGTTCTCAGATTCGGCCCGCGCAGCTCTGCTGTGGGTACTCTGGCATCACCAAGGCGGAAGCAGCCCGGTCGGTCAACCAATCCGCTTCGCGCTTGGCATGGGCCAGCACGAGCGCCTGAGTGATTGGCAGCTGTCCGAAGCAAGGCGCTGGGGGCAACTGCGCGGACTTGCCCCGGGCGCGTGCAGGGACACTGCGCCCGCCCCGGCAGAGGTGCGCGCGGAGACCGCAGAGACGGCTCTTGCCGCAAGCCGGGAGCGCGAGGCGCGGATGTGGGCCGTGCTCGAAACGTGGGTGCGAGCCTTTGAGCACGCCGGGCCGAAACTGACCATCATCGACTTCGACAAGCTGGTCCGCGCCGCACTCGCCGAAGGAGCGCAGGGATGACACAAGCTTCTAAATGGTGCAGTGGGTTGCAACTACTGGAGGACGGACAAACTCGCTGCAAGCACGGACACACAGGCCCCGGAATGTCCGTCTGCCGAGGTATTCGATACACCGAACGGTCGCTCGCCCCCTGCGAACGCGAAGACCTCGAATTTCGCGACGACAAGATGTGCGTCGATGCCACTCAGCGTGATGGCGCGCTCAACATGACCCCGCGCAGGGAGGTGAAGCCGTGAAACGAACCGGACTCTATGCGGCGGCCATCATCGGCGCGCTCGCATCAGGTCATGCGCTGGTATATGGGCCAGCGAAGCGAACGACGGCGCCAAAACCCAGGGGCCTATCCGTGAATGACTGGGCAGCACTCGCAAAGGCCCAGCGCAAGCGCGAGCGGAAGGCAGCGAAGCGTGCCGCCGAACTACACCGGGAGAAGACCCACGAGGTGCGCAATGGCTGAGCACTCGAACATCGAGTGGTGCGACTCGACTTGGAACCCGTGGATCGGCTGCACGAAGATCAGCCCCGCATGCGACCACTGCTACGCAGAGCGCGATTTCGATCTGCGCCTGCATATCGTGCAGTGGGGCGCCGGCCAGGCGCGGAAGCGCACCGGTGACGATAACTGGAAGAAGCCGGGGAAGTGGAATGCGAAGCCGTTCTTCCAGTGCGAGGTGTGCGGGCTGCGCACTGACAACCCGATGCGCGCGCAGTGCAAGGGACCGCACCGGTCGCAGCACATGTGGAAGCCCGCCCGCCGCCGCGTGTTCTGCGCGTCGCTGGCCGACGTGTTCGACAACGAGGTGCCGGCGGAATGGCGCGCCGACCTTTTCCGGCTGATCGAGGAGACACCAAATCTGGACTGGATCCTTCTGACCAAACGTGTCGGTAACGTGCGCGGCATGGCCCCACTGCCATGGATCGGCGGCCCCATCCAGCACGGCCCGGACCCAACGAATATCCACGGCGGCTGGCCCGATAACGTCTGGCTGGGCGCGACGATCTGCAACCAAGACGAGGCCGACCGCGACATCCCGAAGCTGCTGGACGTGCCGGCCGCGGTGCGGTTCGTTTCCATCGAGCCGATGCTGGGGCCGGTCGACCTGACGGACGTCGTTGTCCGCCATGGCGGCGGAACTGAGGACCATTTCTCCGCCCTGTATGACGCTGATGACGACGAGGCCGATACCGCTAGCTACATTGACTGGGTCATCTGCGGCGGCGAGAGCGGCCCGCACGCGCGGCCGATGCATCCGCACTGGGCTCGCGATCTGCGCGATCAGTGCGCCGCAGCTGGCGTGCCGTTCTTCATGAAGCAGATGACCAAGCGGGCCGAGATCCCGGCCGACCTGATGACCAGGGAGTTTCCTCAATGACCAAGAGTACGGGCGTCGGGCGCGGCAACAATCCAGCTTCGCACGTCAAGCGTGCCAGCGGCAATGCACACCACCGCTGGAGTGACGAACGCATGCTCAGCGAGCACGGCTACGTCAAGGTGCGTGTTGGCAAGGACCATCCGCTTGCGGATGCGAACGGCTACTGCTACGAGCACTTGCTGGTATGGGTCTCGGCTGGGCGCGAAAAGCCAGGTCCAGCGCAGTTGCTGCACCACGAGAACGAAGTCAAGACGGACAACCGGCTGAGCAACCTGAAACTGCTCAATCGCGTTGCGCATGCCGCTGAGCACCAGGGCGAACGCATGCTGACCGACGATCAAGTGCGGACCGTGCGTGAGCGCTTCGCTGCCGGCGAGGGCGGCACGGCACTCGCCGCTGAATTCGGTGTTCCGTTCCAGCGCGTCTATCGGATCGTGAAGGGCGAGACACGGCGAGGGGCTGGCGGACCTATTCAGACCGGTTCGCTGCGTGGAAGGAAGAATCCATGACCAGCATCGGCAAGAAGGCCGCCGGCCGCCTGCTCGACGGCCGGACGCATGACGGGTTTCCGGAGACGCGGTCTTGAGCGAATCCATCATCAAACCGAAGCGCCCAACGGGCGAAGGCTGGCGCCGCGTGAAGGGCGTGCAAGCCGTCCCACAACTGGCAGCGATGGGCTTCCCGGCCGAAGCCTGGGTGCACCTCAATGGCCTTTTCATAATTTCGGCCGTAGAGGTCACAGAGGTGGAACCGGGCAGCGAGGAGCTGGGGCCGGAATATCACATCAGCGTGAGCAAGATGGGGCAGCGCTGCAGATCCGCCGAAGCATCGTGGGTACTGGCCCAGTTCGATCTGCTCGATGCCACCGAGGATAACCATGTGCCGAGCGGGCGCGTGCGCAACTTCTGGCGCCCTGTCGCTGATCGGCTGAGCGGCTACACCTGCCCGTGCCAGGACAACGAGCCGGCCATCCGGGAGGACAAGGGCGATTACGTGTGGCGAGGTGTGACGCGATGACCCAATCCGACCGACTGCGCCGCTACAACCGCTGGCGCCGCGGGGACAAGCGGCTCAAGCAGCCAGACCCGACCGCGCTGGGCGAACTGATCGATGGCGCGGCCGATCGGCTGGAGGTGCTGGAGCGCGAGCATCGGGATTACTTCGATCAGTGGCACGCGGAGCGCAGGAGGCGCGAAAAGCTGCTGAGCGACATCGAGCGCTGCTATCGGATGCTGCTGTCAGAGCCGGACACGAAAGGTGCGCTGGCCAAGGCGGAGAACATTCTTCGTGAGGCCATCGCGGAAGCGAAGATCACGACGGCCAAAGCGCGCAGCGGGGAGAAAGTCTGATGTCCGCCCTGCCCGCCTTCGACGACAGCCCGCAGGCGAATCCACCGCGGGCGAAGGCCGAACCGTGGCCCCGGCTCATCCGCATCAGCCGCGCGCACACCTATCTGGGCATGTGCCGCCGCGTGTTCGACGCCACGGTGCGGCCGCACGTGCGGGTAGTGCCGATCGGCAAGCAGGGCAAGGCGGTCGACCGGCACGAACTGGACACCTTCGCCGACGCGTACATGAAGCGCCACGCAATTGACAAGGCGCCGCCCCCGGGCAATCCTGAGCCCGCGAGCGAGCGCCGCCATGCAACAGCAGGAGCAAAAAAACCATGGCGAGAACGGGAAAACGGATGTCGGGCCTCACGCAAAGGGACGGCATCTGGCACATCAACAAGGTCATCGACGGAGAACGGATTTACAAGAGCACTGGAACTGGTTCGCTCGAAGAAGCCGAGCAGATCCTGATTCACCTGCTGGACCAGCGCCGGCAGCAGAAGCTTTTCGGCGTCCGGCAGGTGAAGACCTGGCGCGACGCCGCGACGCGGTATCTGCTGGAGAATCAGGACATGCCGTCAATCGGGCTGACGGCCACGTACCTGGAGCAGCTGGACCCCTTCATCGGCGAACTGCCGGTGACGCACATCGACGACGACGCACTGGAGCCGTTCCGCCAGTGGATGCGCGAGGGCGGCAAGATGGCCAGCGGCAAGACGAAGAAACCGTCGTCACCGCGCACCATCAACATCGCCCTGCAGCGCGTCGTGCGCATCCTGCATCTGTGCGCACGCACCTGGCGCGACAACAACAAGCGCCCGTGGATCGATGTCGTGCCGGCGATCACGATGGAAACCGAGCGCGGCCGATCGCGCGAGCCGTACCCGATGGACTGGGACGAACAGCGCCTGCTGTTCGCCGAGCTGCCGGACTACCTCGAACGGATGGCGCTGTTCAACGTCAATTCGGGGGCGCGCGAGCAGGAGGTGTGCAAGCTGCGCTGGGACTGGGAAGTGAAGGTGCCCGAGCTGCAGACCAGCGTGTTCATCGTGCCGCCGGAGTTCGGCGGCCGAACCGAGCAGTCCGGCGTGAAAAACCGGGAATACCGGGTGCTGGTGCTGAACGACGTGGCACGCGGCGTGATCGAGGGGCAGCGCGGCCTGGACGACGAATGGGTGTTCCCGTACGGCGACGAGGGCGGACCGATGCACCGCATGAACGCCACCGCCTGGCGAAGCGCCCGCAACAGGGCCGCCGAAGCCTGGCAAGCCGAGTTCGGCAAACCCGCGCGGCAGGGCTTCAAGAAGCTGCGCGTGCATGACCTGAAGCACACCTTCGGCCGCAGGCTGCGCGCAGCAGGCGTGCCGAAGGAAGATCGTCAGGCGCTGCTGGGCCACAAGTCCGACAGCGTGACCACGCACTACTCGGCCGCCGAACTCGACGGCCTGATAGCGCAGGCGAATAAGGTATCGACCGCGAACCGGACGACGCCGACGCTGACGATTCTTAGGAGCAACGCCGCATGAAGAAGCCCAAAGGCCTCAAGCTGAATGGTGGTGTGTGGCACATCGACAAGGTGATCAACGGAGTTCGCATTTGCAGAACAACGCGAACCGGCGATCTTGCCGAAGCGATGAAAATCCTTGCACAGGTTGAAACGGCCAAACGTGCGTACTTTGCGTCCGTGGCGTGGGAGACGGAGGTTGAGAGCATGCCAACAGACGCGAAGTCGTGGATCGGACGGACGATTCAGAGAATCAACAAACCATCGGTCAAGGCTGCCAAGGGTCACCCGAGCATTTCGGCAAATACCTTGAAACTCATTCTGCTTCGGTCGAACGGCAAATGCGAAATAACCGGCATCAAGTTTTCTGACGAAATCCCGACGGGCAGCAAAACTGCTCCGTTTTCGATGAGCCTGGACAGAATCGACTCATCAAAGGGTTATGTGCTGGAGAACTGCCGAGTGGTTTGCCTTGCCGTGAATCTTGGCATGAGGGAGTGGGGCGAAAACGTCATGGTCAGGATCGGAAAGGCCATGATGCTCCGCGAACTGGAACGTGAAGTTCGCGGCGAAGTCGCGTAAAACTGAAAACACGTCAAAGCCAATGTGCATAACAAAGGCTTTTAAGTTATTGATTTAATTGGTCGGGGCGGCGGGATTCGAACTCGCGACCCCTTGCACCCCATGCAGGCTGACCGCATGGAAGTGCTTTCGAATCAATCACATGTGCCGGCGCTCGCCACGCGACCATGTGCAACAGAGTGCAGTTTCGTGCAGCGCTGTCGCGCAAAAGTCGCGCGCTCCCTTGCATCAATCCACGATCAGTCACAGCGCCGCGAACTTTACCAGCAGCCGCCGAACGAATTCCTGAATCGACAAGCCGGCCTCCGCAGCGCGAATCTTCAGCTGCCGGTGTTCCTGATCGGTCAGCTTGATCATCGCAACCGCTGTAGCGGTGTCCTCGGCGGATACAGGATCGGGAGCGTGCTGGGCGGTGATCACGGAGATCAACTCGCCTACGGTCGCGGTTGCGCGGCCGACCCGGATCAGGTCCGTTTTGGGGTCGTAGCGCACACGTCCGTCAGGGCCTGGCCGGCTACGACGTTTCGCCGTCACACGCTGCGAATCGAGTATCGCCTGCTGCTCGCTGACGGAACGTATCTTGCCATCGCCAAACACCATCCGGGCTTGAGCGGGCGTGAGCGTGTGCGCTGGCAAAGCCGCTTGCTCATATTCCCCGCTTGAGCCTACTGTAAGCACCGGCACCGTCTCGCCGGCCAGCAGTCGCCGTTGCTGTTCGATCGGCAACGTCGCGATGTTTCGCAAGAGCATCGGATGCCCTGCGTACCTGATGACAGCCTCGGCTTCGAGGTGTCCGGCAGCGATCTGTGGCAGATAGACGGCCAGACCGGTGCGCAGATCAGACAGATCCTCACCGCGGTTTTCCAACTCGCGCCAGATCATGGCGAGGTAGGCCAGGTGCCGGGCCGACATCGTGAGCGACTGCGCCAACTCGGCGCGCAGCGCCTGCGTACTCAGATTTCCCAGTTCTGTGGGCGTGCGCGGCGTGAGAACCATCTTTTCAGACCCGGCCGGTATCAACTCAGCTTCCATCCTCGTTCCTCTCTATCTTGTTTTGCAGCACCCGCCCAAGATCCATCAGGGCGGACAACGCTGAAGTGGCCCGGCGCCGTGCATGCCACCCGCGGCAGTAGTCGTTATAGCGGTCAAGGTACTCGCGGTAACGGGCGGGGCTCTCTCTCAACGCCTCGCGTCGACGCTGCGCCCAGGCCGTATTCAGCTCACGCCGGCGTTCAAGGTGTGCCAGCTGCTGCTCCGGACCCATTGCAGCCCACCGCGCGCGCCGGCGAGCCTGCACGATTTCCGCGGTCCGACTGTAGCGCTCGCGGTGCAACCGCCGAAGGTGTTCGGCGTAGATTGGATCGGTGGCCCTCCGCTCGCGTTTGCGCGCCGCCGCCCGCTCCTCCCACGCCCGCACTCGCTGAGCAAAATCTGCGTCTACCGCCGCGCGCTCGCGTACCGCAGCAGCGCGTTTTTTGTTGAGATCAGGGTCGCGCGCTACGCGGGCGTAGTAGTCCTGCAGATAGCGAGCACGCAGATGTGCGCGCTCGCACCCAGGCGAGCAGCACGCCTTGTACTGCCGGCTGACAAACTGCCGGCCGCAGGCTGCGCAGGTCCGCGTGTGCATGCACTTCGAGCACGCGTCGGCGACGTCTTTCCGCTTTTTTGTGTAATCGGTGTAGGGGAGCCTGCGGGCGGGAAATTCTTCCTCTATCCCGCAGTCGCAGCGACAGAGCCACCTTCCTCCGCGGCCGCTCCCCGTGCGTTTGAGCACGAGGAGCTTTCCGAAGCGCCGCCCGACCAGGTCGAGGGGCGCCGGCATCAGTCGACGTCCGTCACGTCACTGATGCCGGCCTCTTCGTACAAGTCCTTCGCCAGCCAGCCGTGGCCGAAAAACTCGATGACCGCCTTTTCATCGTCGCACACGGCAACCTTGATCCGGTCGCGCTCACCTTGCCACTGCGTCCGGCCGGTCTGCTCCGCGATCAACTTCCCGCCGCGCGTTCTGAACAGACGCAGGATCGTGTAACGCCCATTGCTGCCGCTGTAGTAGCTGCTGGCTTGATCAGGGCTGCTGGATACCTGCGCGACCAATTTGCCGGTGAATCGAACATCCGGGGCGCCCGGGTTGCTCAACGTGATCTGTTCCATGCCTTCCATGAGTTCCCCTTCCTCGATGATTTCCTCGACCTCGACCGGCGGCAGAAGCGCCTCAACATCGAACGACGTGAGCCGTTCGCCGAATACCTCGCGCATCACCTCATCCGTGTCGCGCACACCGAGCACCTCATCTTCATCGTCAATCAGCCGCAGGCCCTCAACGCTAATCGGGTCCAGGCCTTCGCCTTCTACGGCCTCGAATTCCTCGCTGTAGCGAGCCCGCTCCGTGCCCGACCACTCCACGTTGAGGGGATAGCCCACCTCGAACGAACTGCCGTCAGGCAGCTGCGCTGAGAGCGTGTGGTACGCCCAGGCGTAGGTGATGGTTTTCGTGGTGGGCGCGCCGTCGTCGTCGTAGCCGTCGTGCGCGTCGTCGCACGTGGCGTTGCACAACTCGCTGGCGCTGGAGAATTGAGCCGAAGCGGCCCAGGCGCGGAACTGCTCGATGGACATGTCCATGACTTACCCCTTCACAACCCGGAGACGCTGCCGGGATCAGCTATCGCTCACTGCGATGAATCAATAATACACGATTATTCGTTTAGCGCAACCTCTTTTTGCGTGATTTTTTCCACAAGCGCCAGCGTTCGCCGGCAGCGGGAAAGGACGTTGCTCACGGCCTGCGGTGGCACACCCACGCGCGCAGCGGCCTCTTTCAGGGTGACACCCCCGACCAGCACCAGGCGCGCGCCTTCGCGGGGCGCTGCGGACCGCGCATGCAGGCGCGTGAGCGCTGCCAGCACTTCGAACTGCTCATCGGTCATGCCGGGTTCCTTTCGTGCCACTTCACGGCCTCGCGGCACAGGCGCTGCAGCCGCGCGACCAGATCGTGCAGGGGTACGCCGCGGGCGAGTTCAGATTCCTGAAAAACGGACAGCGTTTCGGCGGACACCTGGGCGTCGGTATAGCCGTCACCGCGCGTGACGATGAACTCCGCACCGGACTCATGGCGCAGCCGACCGGGCGCGACACGCGACCACGCCCGGTGCCAGTTGTGATGCTTTCCGGTCACTGGGGCAGGACCAGGAGCGGGGCGCGACGCTTCGGATGGTGAAGCTCGAACACGCCCGAGCCGATCCAGTGCTTCAGCCCGAGGTCGCGGGCGAGGCCAGCCAACACGAGATTGCGAGGGCCGAAACCCATGCCTGACGTGTTCCGGTGCGCGTTGCTGTAGACGGCAACCTTTTGCGCGATTTTCATGGTTCCTCTCCTCAGAGAGCCGGGGGAAGCCCCCCGGCGTGATCGTCTTCAGCCTTCCAACTGCCGAAGCGCGCGATGAACAAGATTCTGCCAACTGTAATCCATGGGCGCCATCTGCGAATCTGCCAGCGGGCTACGCCTGTAGGCATCGCCGCTGCTGAACTGCTCGACCGTCGGCCGATCCTTGTCGCCATACTGCTCTGCGACGACAGCGATGGCCTTTTCTACCAGCGCATCGCTGTGGGCGCGCTCCTCGAAAATGTACGGGACGCTGCCGAACAGATCGTGCCACACGTCGCGACGATACTCGTAGCAGTCCGTCATGCCGTCGAACCGGCCGGCCTCGAAACGTGCAATCGCTTCCGTCACGGCCTGCGCGATCGGTCCATCGGTCCACCGAACCCGAATCGCTGAACCATCGCAACGCACAGAGAACTTGACCTTCGGGAACGTGCCCTTCAGTACCTTGCGAATGTTGACCGCGGCGACCTTGGAACCCTGGCCCCGCTCGAAATCGGGGTACTGCGCGTCCAGCTGCTCCCGCTCCATATCGCGCGCCTTCGCCTCTTCGCGTCCCTTGGCCCTCGTCTGCGCATCGCGCAGTGCGGCGGCGGTGTGCAGCTTTGCAATACGGTCATCGCTCAGCGTTTCGCCCGTGACGATGATGCGTACAGCGCAGCCGCGGCGGTTCTCGGGGCGCCCCATGAGCGCTGTCGGGAATTGCGAGATACGACGGCCGTCCGACAGGATCATGGACGCGTACTTGCCGTCTGACGACACCTCGACGATGCCGCCTTCGCCCGGCAGGTTTGCCATGTCGCCGGTGTAGTCGACAGCGGAACCGACCAGGAAGAGCGCTTGTGCGGGGGAAATGGATTCAGGGCGAAAAATCATGATGTATCTCCGTAGAGAGCCAGCTTCCGGCCGGCGTCGGATGAACAGCAGCGCGCTGTCCATGAATCGAATAATACACGATTAGTCGTTTATCGCAACATGAATTTGTAACAGGCGCGCTTGCCCTAACAACTGTATATCCATACAGTTTCCGGATGCGTTGCAAAGTCCACCCCAAACTAAACCGCGGCATGCACATGCCCCGGTCGTGGTACGTCCGCCAGCGGATGATGCACGGCATGCTGATCATCAAGGACATGCGGGACCAGGTGCGGAAGCGTTACGTGCGCGTCGCGCGGGTGATCGGCGACGACGGGGCCGATGTCCTGCTGCCGCTCTACGGTGCCGAGGTGATTGCGGTCAACGCCGACTGGATGGTCATCACGGGCATCGAGCGGCATGAGGACGCCGCGCAGGTGGTGACGGAATACGCTCAGTCGTGGTGGGTGGTGGTGTCCAACGCTGGCCCGTCCGACTGACGACAGGACGCACACGTGCAGCGCGGGCGACGGGCAGACTGTCGGCGCCAGGCGTTGCGGTCTTCTCTGATGCGGGCGATCTTGGCGAGCAGCCGGTAGTGCTCGCGCGCCAGCGCGAACAGCGCGGCGGCCTCGTCCGACCGGTAGCCCGACCGAAAGAGGCGCGCCGCGTAGGTGAGAGCGTCACGGACGCGCATCCGGAGGCTTCAGCGTGTCGTAGGCGCGTTCGCAGGCTCGGCCGGCGATGTGTGCTTCGTCAGCATGTCGAGCAATTCCGTCCGCAGCCTCATCAAGCCGGCGCTGCACGTCGGCGAGCAGATCGTCGGTGCTGTCGGCTGGCGGGCTGCTTCCGGCAGGGGTGGAATCGCTGGCGGCGGCACGACAACCGGCGGTAAGGGCTGCGATACGCCGGCGCAGGCTGACACCAGCATCGGCAGCGCCAGCAGCGTCAGCGCGCGCGCGATCGCGGTCGGCTTGTGTTTCATTCAGGATCTCCCACAGGGCGGCGAAACGAAGGCTTTCTTCGGTGCGGGCGGCGGTGACGGCCTCGCCTGCGGCACGCTCCAGATCGCCCAGCTGCTGCGCGTGGTCGCGTTGCGTGCGGGCGTGGGCGCCCTGCTCAAGCGCGAGGCGGTAGGTCTGCAGGCCGGTCAGGGCGAGCGCGGCAACCAGAAGCCAGGGGAGCGCGCGGGCGAGCATCAGGCCCCCTGCTCTGCCAGGCATTTCGCGTGGCGTTCCTGCTGCCGTGTCCAGACGCCCGGACATCGGCGGTTGCCGGGTGTCGAACAGTCGAATCCGGCGGCGAAGCGGTACCGGAGCAGCGCGTCGCACGCAGCGCGATAGTCGCCGGCCAGCAGAGCCCGGCGCATGCTGCTGTTCGACCAGGTCGACGCCCCGTACTGATAGACGAAATCCATGTACAGGTCGTATTCGCCTTGCGTGAGCGCGACATCGGGAAGCGAGGCACGAAATGCGCGCTCTTCGCGGCTCAGGTGCGCGTGCATCGTCATCAGCGCGCGCACCGGGTCCGTTCGGTCGCCCATCTTCACCGGCGTACCGTCGGTCTTGAAGGTGCTGCCGAAGCCGACCGTCGGCCGGTCGTCCTTCGTCGGAATCATGGCCTCTCCGACGTAGCCTTCGCCCACCGCAAGCGCGACGATGAGCGCGGCCGATGCCGACAGTCCCGAGACTGCCATGCGGAACTTACTCATCTGCGTCCTCCCGATCCGTGGCGCGCCGCTTTCGCTTCTGCACCCACCCGCGTTCCTCGGCCCAGTTCCGGCCGAACCGTCGCCACCACAGATCGAGGATCATCAGCAGCGTGTAGAGCGCGGCCAGCGCGGCCGCGATGTCGGTCCACGACGTGATCGCGATCGCGCCCCAGGCGCTGGCGACCTTCGCCGTTCCGACCGTGATGTCATGCTGCTCGGCAGTGGCCATGGCTTCCTTTCAGATGAAACAGACGGGGACTGACGACCAGCTGCTGAGCGCGCCGGTCCGCGGGTCGCGGGCGAGGTGTATCGGGAACGGACCGAACTCCGTGACCGTCACCGGGCTGGGTGCCGTCGGCGTCGTGCCGCCGGGGTGCCGCGCTGCTTCGACGGTGTAGGTGCCGGCTGCGGCGTGGAACGGTGCGAACATCTTTTTGGAGAGTGCGAGCAGGCCGAAAGTCTGCGCGGTGTCCTGGTTCAGCTGCGGTAGGTACATCTGGGAGCGCGTCGCCGTCATCGTCGCGAGCCCGCCGCCGTTCCAGTTGGGTGCCATGCCGAACGGGAAACCGGGATTACCGGAAACACCGTCCGACGACCCGGACCACGATTCAGTGAGCAGCGCTGCGCCGCCGTAGGTGTAGGTCGCCGAGGCCGTGTATTCGAGCAGCGATGTTTCGCTGATCGTTCGTGAGGTGCCGCGCGCCGTGTGCACATAGGTCCGCGTTCCGACCTCGTCGCGCTGCAGCGACAGCGTCAGGAACTGCACGGCGCCGCCGTCTCCGTACCAGCACGACAGCAGGCGATCGGACAGCGTGAAAGACGTGCTGACTGTTTCGACGCCGTTCTTCGCAACGTCGACGAACTGGGCGCCAACTGGGGGCAGGCCAGGACCGACCGGTGCGATCTGGTACGGCCCGAGTTCTTCGCCCTCGAACTCTCGCCAGCTGATCAGCTCCGGTGCAACACCGCTCTCAGACAGCGACGACCCTATCGTGCCCAGGCACTGCGCGTTGCTGCGGACCATCGAAACGCTTGGCACTGGCCAGCCGTCGCCGCCTTGCGACAGTGTGCATTCGACCACGATGGACAGCCCCAGCATGCGCCGGTGGATGGTCGGTACGGGGTCGAACGGCGACGCAGTCCCGCGCGCGATCAGCGCGGATGAACCGTCACCTGATACGTCCCAGACCTGCCACGGCGACGCGCCATCGGACACGGTGAAGCCAGTAAACGTCGAGACGCGTGCCGTCTCCGCCGGGGCGCCGATCTCGCCGTACGGCACAACGCGGATGAAGACCGACGTAAGCGGTACCTGCTGAACAAGCTCGATCAGGAATGTCCGCTTCGCGCTGTTGCGCCAGAACCAATAGCGCAGCGTGTCGCCGGGCAGCAGCACCTCCGGAATCCATACCAGACCTTCAGCGAGGTCAGCGGCGGCTTGCTCAGGCGTGCGAACGATATCGGGCACTCCAGCCAGGCGCACCGCGAGGCAGTCCGAAAATAGGTCGAAGGGCGCGACGATTGAAACCGTCTGCCCGTTCGGTCGGGTCACGACGTTCCCGACACACAAGCCGTGCAGCGAGTTTCCGAATATCACCTGATCCGCGAACGGGCCGGCCGGCTGGTGCAGGCTGTCGAACACCATCGTCACGGCGGCGGTTCCTTGAACTCCAGGCGCTGGCCATTGGTGAGCACGATCGCCTTGATCGGCCGCACGCGCATGCTGATGGTTCCGTCGCTGCTGAAGATCGAGCGTTCGTCGTAATACTCGCGCGTGGCATACGACAGTTCGACGAGGTTGTTGCCGCCTGAGCTTTTCCCGCCGCCGGACTTGCTCTTGCCTACCGCTGGCGGTTTCGCACCCTGCGGCGGCTTCGGCTCGAACGGCGGGCGCATGCCCTGCGTCATGCCACCGCCAGCCAGGTCACGCGCGCCGATGCGCTCGAGCGCTTTCGCGATATCGCCCACGGTTACACCGCCGACTCAATCGTGTTCAACACCGCCAAGCCGAGGTCGGTGTAGTCGGTGCCCACAGTGCCGGCCGAGGTGTCGAAACGCATATGGATCGGCTTGGCATTGCCCGCGCCGCTCAGCACCGTATGGCCGAGGCTGAGCGCTGCGCCGCCGGTGGCCGACGTGAGGCCGCCCGAGGTCCCCGCGAGCTTGATCGACGCCGCGGCGAGTCCGGATCCTCCTGCGCTGTCGGTGATGCTGACCTGCACGTTGGCCGATCCGGGTGCTGTGCTGTCCTGCAGCTGCTGGCCGCTCGATGGGCTGCCGAAGTAGATCAGCCTGTCCCCCTGGGTCGAGAAGTGGCGCAGCGAGCCGGCGAACGGGATGGTCAGTCCGGCGTCGGCGAAGAATCCGAAGCTCATAGGATGGTTACCTCGAACAGGTCTTGAGGGATGGAAACGGCGTAGGCGGAGAGCTTCGGCAGCGTGATCGGGTCACGCACGGCGGCCTCGATTTCCGGCGCCTGCACGCTGAGCGCGTAGGGGTAGGCCGGCGCGTTGGCGTCGAAGTCGGCGCCGACCTTGGCGTTGGTGCTGAAGCCGATCATGGTCGCGTCATCGAACTCAGGCGCCCCGGTCAACTGCCCGATGTACATGTCGCAGACGACGCCGAGCTGCGCGGAGCCCGGCGCGGGCGTCGGGTCGTCCGGTGCGGCCGGTGCTTCGACGGGGTCGTCGTCCTGCAGGCCAACGGCGCTGAACCCGGAAATCGCGATGTCGAACTCGGTGTCGTGCTCGCCGGTTTCGATGTCCATGCGGTGCGCCAGGCTCACCACCTTGCCGAGCGCGTGCACGGCGGCGGTGTCGATCTCGATGCGGCGGCTCAGGTCGATGCCAGCGTGCAGGGGTGTCATCGCCGACACGCGCGTGTCGCGGTGCGCGGCGAGGATCTGGCAGCGCGCCTGCGCCACCAGCGTGCGCACGGCGTTTTGCGCCGCGGCGCGGTCGGTGCGGCCGGCGCCACCATAGTCGAGCGATACGTCGCCGATGGTCGGCAGGGTCAGCGCCGGTTCGGCGTCGGGCTCGCTGAGCCATGCGCCATCGTCGAAGCCCGCGTCGAGCACGGCGCCGTTCGAGGTTTCGCGCGAGAGGCCGAGCGCGTCGATAGAGGCCTGCGCGGCGACGGTCAGGCGGTATTCCTCGGTGACCCACTGCACCCAGCGGTTCGAGAACCCCGCCGCGAAGCCGAGGGCGAGTTGCGGCGCGTCGGTGACGCTGATCAATGTGACCGCCGTGCCGCCGCTGCTGGACGATTCGTACTGCCCAGGATCGACGGGGACGAAGTTGATTTCACCGCGCAGTTGCCAGCCGCTCATGCCGGACAGCGCCTGCTCGATCATGTCGCGGTTCGGGATGTCGAGGCCCTGCGACGTGTACTGATTGATGGTGCGTTCGAAATTGACCGACACCACGCGGGCGCGTAGGCGCGGGAAGCGGTACTGCAGCACCGTTTCGACCTGGTTTCGGATGGCGTTGCGGTCGGCATTCTTCGCACGCAGCGAGCCGTCGAAGATGCTGGACTCGGTCAGCACGAGCACCGGGTCGGCCTCGATGTTCCACGGTGTGACGCGCGCGGCCTGGTAGGGGTCGAGATCGAGCGCGGACGGCACGCTGGCCAGTCGCGCATCGGCATACTGCAGCATGTCGGACGATTCGCCGCTCACTGCCTCCGAGTAGTAGCCGCCGACGTTCGTGTCGACCCACTCGCGCGGCAGGCTGCGCACGACCTGCTGCAGCTGGTCGGTGCATTCGAATGACACCAGCCGCTCGGTCAGGTCCAGATCCGGCACGTCGACAACGCCGGTGAAGAGGCGGCGCGCGTCGATGGCGTTGCCGCTGGCGTCCTGCTGCGCGATATCGATCGTGACGGCAGCACCGGTCCAATCCGGCAGCGTGATCGGGCCCGGCGCTGGCCGCATGACGAACGACGCGACGCGCGCCTCACCCTCGCCGGCCTCGATGCGGATCTCGCCCGTCAGGCGCGCGCTGACATCCACGCCGCCGAGCGTGACCACCGGCCGCCAGCGCGACGGGCTGGTGATGGTCGACGACTGCACGGTGATGATCAGCGGCAGCGCGATGTCGATCTCTTCGACGACGCTGATGCGCAGCGGCAGCGCGAACGACAGGACCGGCACGACCGACACCGTGATCGGCAGCGCGATATCGATCTCTTCGACCACGCTGATGCGCAGCGGCAGCGTCAGCGATCCACCTACAGGCGCCTCCGGCGGGTCGCCGAGCGGGCCGGAGCCGAACGCAGCAGAGCCGAATGGATGCGCGCCGAACATCAGACGCCCGCTTGCTCAGCCGCGCGGATGGACGCGGCCCATACCCAGTCCTCACCAGCGCCCCCGGTGACTTCGATGCTGACCGATTCAGTATCAACGACGAGCGCACAGGTTGCCGTCGCACCACTGGTGAGCGCGATGTCGGTTTTGGTCGGCGTGCCAACGATGACCGGACTGCCGCCGGCGATGCGCATCACAACGGCTGTGATCCGTGCCCCGTATGCGGCCGCACTCGGCGATGTGCGGCGTCCAGAAACGAGCACGTCGAGCACGTAGACCCCGGTCGCCCACAGCACCATGGCCTGCCCGTTGCGCAGAATGTAGTCGGGTACGTCGCCCGAGGTCTGGGCACGTCCGCACCAGGTCACACCGGCCGCATCTCCGTAGCCCGATGACACCGCACCTGGAATACGCGCATCAGACTTTGCGCCGAGCGCTGTGGCCGCGGCAGCGCGGACGCGGGTCTCTACGCCGAGCGCGGTACCCTCATCATCTTCGATCAGCGATTGCGACCCGAGGCCGGTCGCGCCATAGACGCCCATTGCGACCGTGCAGCCGAGCGCAGGGTCGAGGCCATAGAAGGGGTCGTCGGATGCGAGCGAGTGCGTCACCGCAGGCGCTGCGAGACCGGTCTGAACAACATACACAGCCGGCGGATCTGGCGAATCGGAAATCGAAATTCGAGCACCCGCATTCGTCGACCGGAGAACCTTTGATCGAGTGAGGTATGCCCCATCGATATCGTCTTCGATGGTCCCATAGCCCAGCTCCCAGTCGATCCCGTTGCCCGACATGACCAAGTACGGCACCGGCCACGGCCCCGCGATCGATCCGACAGCCGCCGCTGCCGCCGCGGTCAGGTAGGTCGGCACGGCGGCGCCGAGCGACATCACCTTATCGGTGCCCACGCTGGTGATGTACTGCGCGACGCGGTCGAAGGCGATCATTACTGTTCCTCAGCGGTAATCGACCAGGAGCATTCGGCGCCACCTTGGTCGAACGATTCATCGGGCGGGCTGGCGATCACGGTGAGCTGCGGGAAGTACCAGACCGCATAGCTGACGGCGCCGGCCACGGCGGTGACGGTGGCAACGTGTGTTGCGATCGAAACAGCGGTTTCGATCTCTCGGCCGTCGGCGAGGTGAGCGCGCGCGAAGGGCTCGTAACCGGTATCGGTGCGTCGCGCCACCGGCAGGGCGATGGACGTGCTCTGCGAGCGGATCGCGCGCGGCATGCCGCACTTCAGCGTGAGCGGGCCGGTGTAGTCGAGCGCATCGAGGCCGAGCGGGCACCAGCCGTTGCCGCTCAGCGTGACCGCCAGCTTCTGCCACTGCGTCTGCTTGAGGGCAGCGCCGTTCATCATGCGGCGCGTGGAAGCGCCGCCGGTGACGGTGATCTGCTGCTGCAGGTCAAGGGCGGCGGTCATCGGCACGACGACGCCCCCGAGTTCAAAGGCACGTCCTGCGTTCATCTGCCCACCTTCAGCGCTTCGCGCCGCAGTTTCTGTTCGAGGGTGCGCGAGGTCGCGCGATCGATCTGCACCGGCACCTGGCCGACGCCGGAGATGTTGAAGTAGGCGGGCTGCATTTCACGCGTAGCGGAAGCGGACGCGACCGTCGGCGAGTAAATGCGGCTCACGAGGCCGCCGCTTGAGTAACCCCGCAGCGCGCGCACACCGTCGCGGTTCAACCGATGCAGGAAGCCCATCACACCGGCCTGGCGCACAACCTCTTTGCGCAGCACGTACTCACCTGCATGCACGATGCCAGCAGGCTGGAACTTGCCACCGGGGCCCGTGTAACCACCGCTGGAAAAGCTCGGAACTGCCTCGGCGGGTGCCGCAGCACCCTGCTGAACCGTACTCACGGTGACTGTTACGGTCTTGTCCTGCAGGCCATCGAGCTGCGCGCGCAGGGTTTCGATCTGGGCCTGCGCCTGCGCGATATCCGCCTGCAGGGTGATGGGTTTGGCGGTCTCGGTTTTCAGGGCGGCGATGCGCTGCTCTGCCTCGACGAGTTGGGCATTCTGTGCAGCCGCCTGCGATTCGAGGTCGGCCGCTTCGCGCTCTTTCGCCTGCGCCTGCGCTTCAGCGATGCGCTGCTGCACCTTGGCCAGATCTTCGAGCGCACGCGCCGCGGTATCGTCGTCGGCGATGGCGTCGGCGGATTTCTCGGCGCGCGCCGCAAGCTTCGTGGCTTCCTCGGCCAGGCGCGCCGCGCGTTTCAGATCACCCTCGCGCGTAGCTGCCAGCGCCTCACCGGCGCGCAGGGTGGCGCTCGCGGTCAGTGTGCTGGCGCTGCGTTCGGCGAGGTCGCTGCGCTCGCGATCGGACAGGTTCCGGCTTCGTCGATCAGCGGCGCGGTCTTGCAGAGACGTGGCGGAATCGCGACCCGACGTGCGCTGCTTCGCTGCGTCGTCGCGCGCCTTCTGTGCGTCTGTCAGCGACTGTGCGCTCGCCTTTCGCAGCGCATCGGCAAGCGCCTCTTCGCCGCGCAGGCGCTCTTTCAGGCTGTCGGATGCAATCTTGTTTCGGTCGTCAGCCAGCGCCTTGTCCGACTTCAGGATATCAGCCGACGCCTTGCCGGACTCGACCGCCCGAAGGTTCTCCAGTTTCACAAGTTGATCGGCCAGATTCCGCTCGATGCTCAAGCGCTCGTCCGCAGCTTTCGCGGCGCTGCCTGTGCGGCCCTGGTCGGCTGCCAACGGCTCTTCGAGGATGGCCTGTACCTGACTTCCGATATCGCGGTAGGTGCTGAGCGCACCTTGCAGGTCGCCAGACAGCGCCTGTTTAATGGCTACGGTGTAACCAGCCAGACCGGTTCCGATGATGCGGAATACGCGTGCAACGCCGTCGACCGCGTTGATCGTGAATTCGACGACCGGGCGCAGCGAGTCTGACGCCCCTGCGAAGTCCTTGATGCCCTTGGAAACGAACACGATGGCGCGGGCAAGTGCGCTCGTTGCACCGGTTCCCTGATCGACAACACCGACGACCTCGATGAATGAGTTCTGCAGCTGAACGACAGCCTGGCCGACCGTGAGCGGAACAGAAGAGAAGTCCGTTGCGACACGCCCGGAAACCTTCTGTAGCGCACGCACGACGCGCTCTGTGCCCAACTCGCCATCCGCCCCGAGTTGCCGAAGCTGCCCGCGCGTAACGCCGAGACCTTCCGCGATCGCATCGGCGAGGGCGGGCGTCTGCTCGAGTATTGAGTTGAGTTCCTCACCGCGTAGCGTTCCGGAAGCCAGGCCCTGAGTGAACTGCACGAGCGCCGCATTCGAACCTTCCGCGCTGGAACCAGAAAGGGCGATTGCCTGGTTCACCGTCGTGATGACGCCGATGATCTCGCGCGAGTCCAGAATGCCGCGCAGACTGGGGGCGATCTGCGAGTACAGATTCACCGTGTCTTGCAGCGGCGCGCGCGTTTCTTCGGCCGCACGTCGCAGCCCGGCTTGCACCTCCTGAAAGTCGCCCGTCGCCTTCGTCGCGAGCTGCAGGCGGGCGGTCATCTGGCCGTACTGATCGGCCGCACGCACCAGTTCGCTCACACCAAAGCCGAGGCCGGCAAACGAGAGCGCGCCGGTGGCCAGCGACTTGAAGCGGGTCAGTTCGCCGCCCAAGTCCTTGACCGAGGCCTTGGCCTTGTTTGCGCCCTGCGTAAAGCCGACCGCGTTGAGGGCCAGCCGGACTTCGACGTCAGTTGCCACCCGAGTGCATCTCCACTGCCATCATGTACATGCGCCAGGGGTAAGCCCAGACGCCCGTGTGCCCGTGCGTGATCAACGCGAGGGCGTTTCGCTCGATTGATCGGGCGACAGAAGCCGGCGCACGATTGACTTCTGCGCCGCGGCGACTGCGGCCCGCAGGCCGAAAAAATGAGGGTTCAGATCACGTGCGGCTTGGCGGATCGGCTCGATTTCGCTCGGGGTGAAAGCGTCGAACCCGGACACCGGCAGATCACACATGCGCGCAAGCTCTTGCACGCTGGCGTCCTCGAACACGTACTCGCCAGCCGCGTCGACCAGCGTCTGGCCGCTCTCGACCGAGGCCAGCCAGTCGCGCACTTCGCCGACGGTCAGCTCGCGCACGGTGACCGCGAGCGAACCGATCTGAACTTGCCGTGAGGCAGCCATCAGGCGCCGGCCTGCTGGATCTTGAAATACTTCGACAGACCGCTGCCGACGATGGTGGCGTCCTCTTCCATCGTCATCGAGAGCGAGAGGGTGCCGAAGTCGTCGCCGATCAGCGAAACATCGCTCGACAGACCCAGCTTGACCTTGTAGAAGCGCGCGGTCACGGGCTCGCCCGAAACCGCGTCTTCCCCGATCAGCCGCACGCTGACCAGAGGCGCCGACGAGATCAGCGCCTGGATGTCGACGACGGAACTGGCGGTATAGCTGATGGTGATATCGGCGTCTGCAACGAGGCCGACAGTCGTCACTGCGTCCTTGAAGCGGATGCCGGCGCGCTCGACGACGTAGTCGTCGGTATCGACAACGGTCGCACCGACCTCGACGACGGGCGCGACGGTGGTGTCGATCATGCGGGCGGTCATCACGAAGGTGCCGGCGCCGTGGAACACGTGTGCCTCGTTGGCGACCACACCACCGGCAACGTCGGTGGCGCTGCCCCACAGCGCCAGCGCCATGTTCTTCGGGTTGAAGTTGCGCGGATCGATCTGACCAGTGACTTCATTCACGCGGTCGGCCGAGGCGTAGGTGCCACCCGCCGCCGAGCGATAGTTCGGCAGACGCCGCTGCTCGACGTTGTAGTTGAAGCTCAGCGTCGATGCGTTGCCGATGTCGCGGAAGTTGCGGCTATCGAACGGGATGGCCGGGTCGTACAGCGCGATCTCCGGGATGCCGGACAGAATTGAGGCCTGCAGCATGGTGTGTCCTTTCAGGTGGTGGTGGGGTTGATGACCCGGCGGTACTCGTTCCACCGGCTTGCGACTTCAACAGGCAGGATCGCGGCCCGCGCGAGCGTGTTGCCCTCGCTGGTGCTGGCGATGCAGGTCAGGCTGTAGGTGACGCCCGGCGAGCCGCCGACGAGGCGCTGCAGCACGCGGCCGCCTTCGATGACCGGGGCGCCGGACTTGATCGAGTTGGGCGAAGCATCGGTGCCGCCGACGACCTCGACGGCGATTGAAGGCGTGCCGGTCAGGGTTTCGCCCTCGATGAGTTCGAGTGCGAAGTCGAAAGCGCAGGCGAAGGCCTCTTGCGGGTCTTTGAACGGCCACATGGCCGCAGCGGTGCTCATGCGACGAAGCTCCTGCAGGTGGATGCGCCTGTCACGAAAACCCGGCGGGTGGATGCGCCGGCCACGAAGCGCTTGCGCACGACGAGGTCGAACACCTCGCCGACCTGCCAGCGGATGACGAGATCGGTTTCGGAGACGGCCACCAGCGACCACGACAGGTCGAGACTGTTTGCGGCGACCACTTGCGCGACCACATCCCAGCGCGCGGTGATCTCGCGCATGACGCCGGTGACGATGTCCCAGCGCATGTCGGCGTCGGCGCCGACCGAAGCGAGCAGCGACCAGCGCGCGTTGATGGACTGCTGCACACGAGCGATGAGCGACCAGCGCAGATCGAGCGACGCGGCGACGATGCCGAGGGCGGCGGCGAGATCCCAGGCGAGCACGCTGTCGGCGCTGACGGCGGTGACCATGCGCCAGGCGGCTGTGAGGTCGGCCTGCAGTGCCTGCACCAGCGCCCAGCGCAGCGTGCTGTCGGCGCCGATGGTCTGGACGACGTGCCAGGGCAGCGCGATGTCGCGCGCGACCGCGTTGAGCAGATGCCAGTGCAGCGAGGCGTCAGCGGTGACCGGCGCCAGCGCGGACCAGCGCAGCGCAAGGTCGGCCGACACGATGCCCAGCGTGGCGGCGATGTTCCAGAGGGCAGTGACGTCGGACTGGACCGCAGCGAGCATCGACCACTGCAGGTTCGCGTCGGCCTGCGCTGCCTGCAGCAGTTTCCACGCGATGAGTTGGGTCTGCTCCACCGACTGCTGCTGGTTCCAGGCGAATGCCTGGTCTGCCGCCACGATGGAATTCAGCGCCCAGCGCGCGATGAGGTCGGCCGATGCGGGCTGAAGCATGGACCAGCGCAGCGCGGCGTCGGACTGGACGGGCTGAAGCAGTGACCAGCGGATGGCGGCAGCGGTGGAGACGGCGGCCTGCATGTTCCAGCGGATCGCCGCGTCGGTCGACACCTCGACGCTGCCCAGCGGCCCGACATCGAAGATGTCCGCGTCGAAGATGTTCGGATCGAAAAGTGACATCGCTCAGGCCTTGATCGTGTCAGCGAGGCGGAACAGTTCGTCGACCTCGGGATCGGTCATGCCGAACATGGCAGCTATCGCGGCCACCGTTGGACTCGGACGCTCGAATTCCAGTGCGTCTTCCCAGGCCCGGCGACGCACGTCGGCCAACGGCAGTGCGGTCATGAATCCGTTGATGGCCTCGAACAGATTCACGCCGCCGCGTTCGATCATCGCCAGTGCGGCGCGGGCCTGGAACCGCGAGACGCTGACCGGAACGGGTTGTTCGGGCGGGGTCAGCGCGTCCGGGTCGATGGTCTGGCCGATCACCTCGCCGCCTGCGGGGATCGGGTCACCGACCTGGATCAGGGTCAGGTCACTGTTGATACGGACAATATTCCACATGGTTAGATATCCTGCTCGACGTAGATGCGGCCAATGTCGATCGCGACCGCGGCTGCCTGAACGGTGCGCGCGCCCACGTGCGTGTAGAGGCCCGCGGTGCTGCCCGGCAGCGTCGCGGACACGGCGACGTTGTCGACGATGACGTCGTTTGTCGTTCGATTGACGAGCCTCATGCACACGTCAGACCCGCCCGGAGTTGAGAACAGCCAGAAATCCAGCAAATCGCCGGCCGTCGGTGCGTACCCCGTCGCTACTTTGGTCGCGGTCCCGTTGTGCGTTCGGCTGATGATCTGCAGCTGCGAATCCGCGCTGTCCTTTCCGATCCCGAGCGCGCTAAGCATCGTTGTGCTGGGGTCGCCGGGGATGGCGTTCGACTCTGCGGACATGCCCGCGAACAGCTGCATATCAGACAACAACGTGGAAATCGCCAGCCGGGAGAACATAAAGAACCCAGCCTCACGCATGCTGGATGCGCGGGCAGCGCGCACCCCACATGCGCTGTTTGCAGTCGCCGCGCTGGTGTAGCGCGATTTGTTCATGTGGCCGAGAGGAGACCCCGCAGCCTGGACGGGATGCGATAGGGTGCCTGCCCCGTTCCACTGCATGCCCAGTGATAGGGGCCCGGTAGCAACGTGGTTCGGCAGGAACAGGATCACTCCGTTGCCAAAAAGCGCCGGCTGCACTGCAGTATCGAGACCCGTCGGACCGATCCAATGCGGTAGCACACGATTGGCCGGGTTGCGGACAAACGTGCGGAGACTCCCGGCCGCGGGCGCGGACGGGGTCGCGGTTTCCACCGGCCAATCGACCGGGCCGGTTATCTCGTGATCAGCATTCCAGCGATCAGCGCTGACCTCGGCATCCGGGTCATTCGCTGACGCGGTTTGGTGGGAGTGCTTGACGCCCATCAGGCCGCCGTATCGCCCTGCACGCGCAGGGTGACCTGGTCGTCGTTGTACGCGGCGGCATCGGCACCCACGATGCGCTTCACCCACACGGCGCGGTGCTCGCCGGCCGGAATGGTGCCGAGGGCGAGCGCTGCGCCGAGATTCGCCGCTGCACTGAAGGTGACGCCGGTCGGCGCGGTTGATTCGTTCGCGACGGTCTGCTCCGTGCCATTCACGGCGGAGCTGCCGACAGCGATCTCGACACTGGTGTCGGCACTGGGCGTGTTGCTCTGGATGAAGATGACTGCGTTCTCCAGATCAAGCGTGGCGTGCGCGTTGTGCACGTAGAAGCAGCGGTATTCGGTGTCGCCGGCCGCCGATTCGGCGCTGCCGACGATGTCGAACAGGTTGTGCAGGCCGGTACCGATTTCGGTGCTGCTCTTCGCGCCGCCCAGCGAAGCATTGGGGTCGGTGTTCGAACCGCCGCCGGACAGGCGGAACTCGATGTCAGTGGGTGCGATGGGCACGTGATGTCCTTTCAGGTTGCGACAGCCACGAACTCAAGTCCGAAGCCGCAGGCATGCGACTCGACGCCCGCTTCGGGGAACATGGCGGGGGTGTCGATCGGCATGAGGGGTTTGGGGAAGCCGTCGGGGCGGTAGCCCAGCAGCGCGCCCAGCACGCGGCCGCACAGGTCGGACAGCTGGGCCGAGGCCGGGCCCGACGGGTCGTGCTCGGTGCCTTCGCGGCCGGCGACGATCACGTGCCACTCCGCGCGCAGGCGCGCTTCGCGCGGCAGCGGCCGGTCGCTCGGCACGACATGGAAGCCGACGAAGCGCAGGGCTACCATGGGCAGCGGCAGCAGGCTCATGTTGTCGGGCACGTCTTTCCACGGCAGCACTTCGGCGTCCGGGAAGCGCTGGCGCAGGCGGTGCAGGATGAGCGGTTCGGCGTCGAGCCAGTTGCGGTTCGGGGTCATGCGCAGGCCCGCTTGCTGTTCAGCCAGGCGATGCCGCGCGTTGCGGACAGCAGCCCCGTATCGCCCACGACATACTCCGCCGAGGTGGCGCCGTGAACGATGGTGATGGACTCGCCTTTGCGCAGGCCGGGCAGATCGGCCAGCAGATACTTGATCGCCTCAGTGCGCTTGCCCGAGAAGGCGTCGACCTCTTCCAGCCCGAAGATGACCGACACCTCTTCGCACGCCGGCTCGCCCGTGGATGGAAACCACGTGGCGAGCGCGTCCGACAGCATCGACTGCGTCTGGCGGTCGATGTCGTCGAGCATGGCGGCGAAGGGCGCGGATGCCATCGCTATCAGGCCAGCTTCGCGCGCTGCAGCATCAGCGGGCGGGTGCAGATGTGCAGCGGGTAGCTGAAGATTTCCGGCTGCACCCAGGCGTTGCGGTCCTTGTCGCGAACGATCCAGGTGTAGAACTCCTGACCCGGGGTGTTCACGAAATCGAAGGTTTCGGCCGGCGACTGCGCAACCTGGAAGACGTCGACTGCGCCCACCGGGTAGAACTTCGCCAGCGTCGGCGAAACCGCCACGGTGCTGTTGTCGTCGGTACCGCGGTAGTTGTGGAAGGTGATGCCGCCATAGCGGAACGACTCGAACGCGTTGCCCTCGCGCAGTTCGGCTGCCGCCGTCCAGTTCAGGTAGGTCTGGCGTACGTTCGCGTGATTCGTCAGCGCGTCGTAGAAGTCGTCGCCGGCAAGGCAATGCACCTGCGTAACGCCATCCACCCATGAGCCTTCGGCGGCCCGCGCCATGGCACGCACGACCGCAATGCACTTCTTGCGCACGTCAGTGGTTTCGACATCGAGTTCGAAATCGATCTCCGCCGGCTGCGTGATGCCCCATTCGTCGTACCAGTTGCGGATGACCGTGTTGTCAGCGTCCAGAACGATGCCCTGCACGGCGCCCAGGCGCATGCGCTCCAGCGTCAGTTCGAGATCGCGCAGCAGATTGGTCTGGCGACGCGCAACCTCTTCGATCACCTGCTGAAGTTCGCTGCTCGAACCGAAGGCGCGGATGCCATCGACCTCGGCCGCAAGCAGCTTGTCGCCCTTGGCAAGGCGAACCGTGCGAAAGTCGCGGATGTCGCGCTTGTTGGCGTCGGCAACCTTCGGCGGCGCCCCGCGTTCGCTGGTCTGGATGACCGAAAGCTTGCCGTTCTGACGCTCGATCGACACCGATGCCGTGCGCACCGGCTTCGGGGTGAAGAGGTTCTGCGAGCGCAGGAAGGTGGGCAGGTGCGGGCGCTTGTTGATCGCCGCCGTCATGTCGACCATGTTGAAAGCACGGTCGTTGAAGATGTCCATGTGAGCCATTGCGGGGTCTCCTGATGTTCCGTGGGGTCGCCCGCTCAGCGGACGATGATGCCGAGGGCGGCGAGCGCGGTGATGGCCGCGGTCTTGTCCGGCGCGCTGATGCCGGCCGGCCAGGTGAGGGCGAGGCCCTTCACTTCGCTGTCGCGAGCGGTGTAGACGGCCGCCTTGTCGGCGGCCGTGGCGTCGACGTCGTCATAGAGCACGCCTGCGGCGTTCTGCGAGCCGTCGGACGCGCCCGGCGTGAGCACGGTCAGCTTGCTGCTCGCGGTGATGCGGCCAAGCACGGTGCCCGGCACCAGCTTGTTGCCGGCGAGCAGCGTGCCGACTTCGCGCGAGCGGTGGCCATTGGCCTCGCTCAGGATGTATTCCGCGGTGTGGCGGCCTTCGGTGAGAACAGTCATGATTTCGTCTCCGGTTCAGGTGGATGGGCAGGCAAACGGTCAGGCCGTGCCGTGCGCGTGATCCCACATGGATGCGATCGCCTTCGGGTCGGATTCCGAGCCCTTGGACTCGCCCGCCCGGACATCGGGGTTCGGCACGTTGGCCATGGCAGCCGCGAAGCCGCTGGCGGCACCGGCGGCCGGCGTGGCCTTCGGGGCGGCGGCGAGAATCGCGGCCGACTGCTCTACCGACAGACCGGTGCTGACGCATTGCAGGGCCAGCGCGCCGCGGTCCTTGGCTTCTTCGTGCGAGAGGATCGCGGACGCGCGTTCGCGCTCCGCCTTGGCACCTTCTTCGCGGCCGCGGGCGTGCGCGGCGTCCAGATCGGCCTGGGTGAAGGTGGCGGCGGGCGCTTGCGAACCCGCCTGTGCTTGGGTGCCGGACATGGTGGTGTCTCCTTTCTGCTCGGCGGTGGCTCGGGCGGGCTGCCCGTAGGAACGAGTCGGGCGGCGTGCCGCCAACTCGGAAATCAACTGGTCGGTGGTCGACACGCGGTCCGCCAGGCCGGCCGCGACGGCGGCGACACCGCGGAACACGCGCGCTTCGGTCTTGCGGATGCCTTCGTCGGTCATGCGCGGGCGGTGCTGCAGCACGGCGCCCACGAACTGGCTGTAGAGGTCGTCGACCTCGGCCTGTAGTTCGGCCTGCACGGCGGCCGACAGCACTTCGAACTGATTGCCGTCGACCTTGTGCGCACCGGCGAAGATGTGCGTCACCTTGATGCCTTCGTTCGCCAGCAGGCGCGACACCTCGACGTGGCGCATGACGACACCGATGGAGCCGGCATAGCCGGTGCGGCTGACCACCACTTCATCGGCCGCGGACGCGCCCAGGTATGCAGCACTGGCGGCCATACCGTCGGCGATGGCGATGAGCGGCTTCTTGCCGCGCAGTTCGAACATGCGCTGCCCGTACTCGAAGGCGCCCTGCACTTCGCCGCCGGGGCTGTCGTAGACCTGCAGCACGGCGTGTACATCCGGGTTGTTCTCCATGGCGTGCTCGGTCGCCATAGACAGGTCGTTGTAGCCCAGCAGCAGCGTGCAATCGGCGTCGAGCTTGGTGCGATGGACGAGCGCGCCGCTCGCGGACACGACGGCCACGCCATCGACGACGGAATAGCCGGGCCAGCCGGCTTCCTTCACGCGCTCGCCGCGACGGGTCGAGAACATTCCCGGCTCGCTGCTGCCAAGCGACAGCGCCTGTGCGAGCGCGTCGTCAGAGAGGCCGAGCAGGCGCGGTCCGATGCCGGCCAGCAGCGCGTCCAGCGCCGGGGCATGCACCAGCAGCGGCGTGTTGAAAAGCCTTCCGGCGAGGTGGGGATAGGTTTTCATGCGGCGGCGTCCTCGCGCTCTTCATCGCGCTCTTCGTTGGTTTGCGGGGCGCGCTGGCCGGCGGACGGCGCCGGGGCGCCGGATGCGGACGGGATGTCCAGCGGAAGGCCCAGGCGCTGGCGGACGGCGCGCTCTGCGGCCTGCTGCTCCAGCACCTCTTCCCAGTCCAGCCCCTGTTCAGCGCACTCGGCTTCCAGCGTGGAAATGCCGAGGCGCATGCGGATGCCGGCGGCTTCGGCTTCTTTCACCGGATCGATCCAGCCGCGGCCGGAGAAGATGAAGCGGCAGCGCGAGTAGGCGTAGCGCTTTTCGTAGAAGTCCGGCGCATCGACGCGGCCGGCGTTCACCGCCTCTTCCAGCCACAGTTCATAGACCGGGCGCAGCCAGACACGGATGAGCCAGGCGCGGCGGCCCATGAAGTAGCGCCAGGCTTCGAGCAGCGCGGCGCGGGCGCTGCTGTAGTTCGTCTTGCTGAAGTCCTTCAGCAGCAGTTCGTAAGGAATGTTCATGCCGGCCGCGATGTGGCGCAGCGACGCGATCATGAAGGCCTCGAACGCGGCATTCGGCCGGCCCGGCGCGAACGGCGTGAGCTTGGCGCCGGCCGGCAGCGGAATGATGGCTGCGCCCCGCATCTGGCGCAGGTTCTGCGCCTGCTTGACTGAAGTGCCCCATGCCTCGCGCGGGTCGGAACCGAAAAGTTCGTTCGCGGATTCCTGATCGAGGTTCGATTCGAGGAATGCAGCGACCAGCGCGTTCGACACGGCGGCTTCGAGTTCCGTGGTCTGGTACTTGCCAGCCATGTGGAATTCTTTCATCACCGCCGACACGATGGGCTTGCCGCGCGACTGGCCGGTGCGGTCCTTGTCGTGCAGATGGATGACGCGGCGGCGGCCCCACGGCGTGGTGGCGGGGATGCGGTCCCAGTCATTCAGACCACTGACGATGAAGCGGTCGCGCGCCATCGCGTCGCCCGGGTGACGACGGCGCACGTGGTAGGCCACCGGGCGGCCGTAAAAGTCCTTCTCGATGCCGCCGCGGATGTCCTCGCGGTGCTCAAGCTGCGGGGGCGTCGACAGGCGGTCCGATTCGACCAGGGAGAGGCGGGTCGACCACTGCGACAGCGGGTCGGGCAACCACAGCGGCAGGGCCAGCGCGTCGCCGTTGCCGAAGGTGCCGCCCAGCGCCGAAAGGGTGAGGCCCAGCAGGTCCTGCTCGCCGGACGCGTCGCAGTCCGTGGTGTCCGCCCACGACCGGAACAGCGGCTCCGTGACGTTCGCCCACTCGCGCGCCTGCTCGGGCTTCCAGCCCAGCAGCCGGTAGTCCGGCACCGCGACCAGGCGCAGCACCGAACCGACGATGTTGTCCTTGAAGGTCTGGGCCGCGCCGGCTGCAATGCCGTTGTTCCGGGCAAGGTCGCGCGAGCGGGAGGTGAGGAGTTCGAGGTCCGGCAGCAGATCGGAATCGGCACTGCCGGGGAAGGGGTGCCAGTTCGACAGGGCGACATCGGTGCGCGATGCGCCGACGTGCGCGGTGTGCATCGACGCCGACCGCGCGGGCGCCTTCACGCGAGTGCGCCCGCGCTTCACCAGCAACCACCCGACTGCAGGTAGATCGGGCCGCGCGTGGCGGTCTGCGGGCTTTCCTTCGAACGGACCGCCTGATTCAGCCGCTCGATGTAGGCATCGGCATCGGCGACGCGCTGCGCGTACTGAATGCTGCGCCCCTCGCCGCTCGCGCTGGTCGGGCCGGTAACGAGCTTGTGCCGCGCCTCGATGGCTTCGGCGAGCATCGCGTTCAAGCGGTCAAGCGACAGGGTATGCAGCGGGTCCATGCCGCAAGCGTCGCAATCGCCCGCGGTCATTTCTACTGGAACTAGTTCACTTTTTTAGTTCCGCGCGCGCATCAGGGCAGCGCGCCCCGCCGGTGGCAATCTGATCGAGGGTGAAGCGGTGCTCGCCCGCAGCGCGCTCAGCGTCGCGCTCAGGCTGACCGGGACGGCCAACATACTGCCCGCCCTCCGCGAACCAGCATGTGCCATCCTGCAGGCCATTGCGGATGCGCTCGGTGACGAACTCGTGCTCGAACACGTCGCGCATGGCATCGACCCATGCGGCGCATTGGGGCATGGCTTCGCGCATGGTCTTGGTGGTCACGATGTCCGGTTTGGCCGTCCGTTATTCGACATGCGGCGCGTGCGAGCCGTCTCCTGCAGTCGGCGCCGGCTTATCGGACGAATATGTCGTCGATCTAGTGTTGGGCCGCACAGCACCGCGCCACGGCGCGTCTTGCACATCGCTCGGCCAGAAGCCGTCACGCAGCCACCGCCCGTCCGAAAATTCAGACCATGCCCAGTCATCCACGTCGTCGAAGTAACGCAGGTATCGGCCTTCACGCACCGGCTTCACGTCGCCAGCCAGCGTCGGCCCCGGCTCGTATTTGGCTTGTGCCCGCGCAGACTTCGGCACCGGGTAAATCTGCTCTGGCCCAACAAGGGCATCAAGGCCGACAGTCCGCGCCTCACGTTCAGTGCTCATCGTCTAGTTCTCCTCTGGCGCGGCCTGCGGCTTATGCCAGCGTTCGGCGGCACTTTCGATTCCGCGATCTCAACCGCTCGCTTCGAAAGCACTACGGCCTCTCGCATCCACAAAATTTCATTCCAGGCATCGTGGATGGTTTTCCGTAAATCACCGTCCACTTGGCCCTCTGCTTCTTTCAGCTTTTCAATAATGTCTGCCATCGCTTTATCCTTTCTCCGCAACACGCGCCGCCGAACCCGCCGCTCCAGGGGAGCCTCCGGCGATAAAGCCGCCGTCGGCTCCCTGAGCTTTGTCGTTCGGCGTCAATATTCCATGCTCGCAAACATGCGCGGAAATTCGCCACCGGCCGCGATCTCAGCGGCAAGCTGCTCACGGAAGGTGCGCTCTTCGCCGGTCGGGCGCTCGTCATCGTCGCAGATGGTGAACTTGAGCCTGTCAAGTTCTTCCTCGGTCAATTCGCGGGCGTCTTCGGTGTAGTCGGGGTAGTCCTGGACACAAGCCTCAAGCGACTCACAAATCCACCAATCGCAGTCGTTAATCTGGAAAATCTTCATTTTCTATTTCCTCTCTTCGTATGCGCCGCCGAACCCATCGGTGCAGGGGACGCGCCGCAAGCGGCGCTCCCCTGACCTAGTGCGTTGTCGCTTCAAAACGGCAGGTAGTGCTCCCCGAACCGCTCTTCGAAGAGTGCCATGCCCTCGTCACAGCGCGCATCGGCGCCGGGCGTCGGAATGCCTTTGGCGCGCATGCCCAACCTGAGATCGAACATGGCGTCCAGCAGGCGTTCGCACTCCCCTTTGTCCGCCGCGCGGAGTCGATCCGCCCAGTACTGCGGGTCGTTGGTGTCGCGGCATGTCAGATCCGTTTCGGTCTGTGGCTCAGCCTCGAAGGCGTTGAACACTAGATACGCCTGTGCCGCCTCCTCCTTTTCGGGGTCGATGTAGCGTGGAGGCAGGCGGTAGCTCACGTCCCATGGCCGGACACCGTCGTCAATGCTGGCGCCGTTCAGGATGTTGTTGTCCGGGTCGTGCAGGACGGCGCTGATGGTGACATCCAGGCAGCCGGCCTGATGGAACCATCCGGCGACCTCCTCCGGCGTCAGCGCGCCTTCAGTGCAGTGCAGATACAGGTGGGCCGTGAAGTAGCTGTCTTCGCTGCCCTTCGCGTGAATCTCCGTGATCGCCGCACACTCGCCGAGCGCGCGAGGACCTGGGCACCGGCCGCCGTTCATCCGCAGATTTATTTCCTTCAGTACGTTCATCACTTCCCCTTCGCGATCTTCCGCACGTAGCGCGCGGATATGTTGTGGTCACGTCCCAGTTCGTTAGCATTGCGGCCGTTGAAGCGGCGCCGGATGTCGGCGTCGCGCGCGGACGTGTCCTGCCGTCGCCGGATGTAGGTCAGTTCGCTGCCGCCGGCACGGAAGCGCAGCCGGTGTTCGAGGCCTTTCCACACTTCGACGGTGACGTCGTCGGGCACGCTCAGGCGGCGGTGCTGGGCGGCGAGTTCTTCACGGATGACGTCGAGGAGTTCTTCGCGTGCCATGGTCAGCCGATCATCGATATGGGTGAGAAGAGGTCGCTGTCGTCGTTGCGCGGGCGCGACTGCGGCATGGGCGCCGGCATCGGTACCGGGTCGCGGCGGCCGTCGAGCGAGGGCGCGGGCTCATCGCGCTCATCGCGGGCGCGGGCGGCAGCGGCGATGCGTTCGCTGGCGGCCTGGATGGCGCCGGGGCTGGACAGCGCGCGCAGTTCGCGCTCGCGCCGGTCCCAGTCGTCGCGGTTGTGCCGATGCAGGCGCAGTTCCGGGTGCAGGGCGGCGGCATAGGAGTAGGTGTAGGTGTCCAGCGGCTCATTGCGCACGCCGGTCTTCTTCTCGAACCGGTTCTTTTTCGGGTTGTAGACCTCGGACACAAGGCCCTTGAAGTAGAAGTCGTCCAGATCCTCGCTCAGGTGCACGAGGCGATCGGCGATCTGCTTGTCGTGGTCGGTCGAAAGGCGCGCGTACAGCTGGTGCTTGATGGCGACCGTGCCGACCTGGTAGATGAGCAGGCCGCGACGGTCTGACTTGCCGCTGCGCTTCGTGTCTTCGAGCCTTCCCTTACCGAGCGCAGGCGCGTTGTTCTGCGGCGATCCGAAAATGCACATGGGCCGGGTAATGCGACCGCTACGAACGAAGTCCTTCACCGATTCCGTGCGGTGGCCACCGGCGTCGATGGCGGCGGCAAGCACCTGCAGCGTGCCGCCCCATTCATGTTCGATAGGTCGGCTGAGCAGTTCGACAAGACTGTCCCACACCTCGCCGGCCTCGGGATCGCCCGGCAGTTCGACGTAGTCAAGGGTCCATGAGGCCATGCTGCGGCCCCAGCCGGTGATGTGGACGGCAAGCCGGCTGTCCTGGGTGTCCACGCCCGCGGTGACTGCGAGCACGCCGGCCGGGGCGTGGCGAAGCTTGTAAGGCTCTGTCCGGTCCTTGATGAGGCTGACTTTCGCCTTTCGCATGGACGGGTCTTCATACGGCTCCGCCAGGCGGTCATTGGTGAAGGTTTTGGTCTTCTCCGGGTCGCCCTGGGCTTCGATCCAGTCCTGCGCCATCTGTGCCCAGCTCGGGCCGAGGTCAGGCTGGTAGTACAGACAGTTGATGTGGTAGCTGCGCATTTCCGCGTCGGGGTTCGCAGCGACCCAGCGGCCGAACGCGATCATCTGGCGTTTGTGATGCTCTTCGATGATGCAGCCGTTCTCGCGGCAGACGTACCAGGCGCGCTTGCCGCCTTCGGACCACTGCAGGCCCTTCCATTCCAGGTGCTGCATTTCGCCGCAGTGCGGGCACGGCACGTGATAGCGCCGCTGGTCACCCTTCAGGAACAGTTCGTGGATGCGGCTCACGCCCAGCAGTTCGGGCGTGCTGATGTACAGGCGCTTGTAGTTCAGCGGATAGGCCGAGGTGCGGCCTTCCAGCATCTTCATCGGGTCGCCGCCGCCGACCAGATTGCGGGCGAACTCGTCGACCTCGTCGACGATGAGCCGGAAAACGGTCGAGGACTTCAGTCGCTGCGGACTGCCGGCGTGCTCGATATTCAGTTGCCCGCCGAGAAAGTCCTTGAACTCGCGGGTGTTCGAGGCGTCGCGGCTGGACAGGCTGACGAGGGTGTTGCGCACCGCTTCGCAGGCTTCCAGCATGGGGTTCAACTTCTGGTTGATCCACTTGCGCATCGACACTTCGCCGGGCAGCGCGTACATGATCGGGCCCGGGTCGTGCTCCATGCAGTAGCCGACGACGTTGGTGCCGACGGCGGACTTCCCGAACTGGATCGGGAACATGAGCGCGACATCCTTCACCGGGCTGCGGGCGCTCATGCAGTCCATGGGCTCGCGCAGCGGCGGGTTGTTGTCGGTCACCCAGCGGCCGGCCTTCGCACCGCTCTTCGTGGTGAGGTGGATCTTCGCGTCGGACCACTGGCTGACCGTCAGGTTTTCGCGCGGAGCGATCGACTTCGACGCGATGCGGCGAAGCCGCTCGCGCACGTCGGCATAGCCTTCACGTGTGACGGGTGCGGTCTGCATCAGGCCTGCGGCGGGGCAGCCTCAGCCGCCCCGCTTTCTGCTAGCTGCCGCGGTACTTCGGCGAGTACGGGGCACTGCGCTTGCGGACCATCTGGCCCTTGCGCGTGCTGTACTTGCCGCTGCTCTTCTGTCGAGCAGAGTGGTTCTCGGCCATCGCACTTCCTTTCCAGTGGGTGGTTGAGGAAGGTCACGTCGGAATGCCCCACTTCCCATTCCGCGAACCCGTCTTTCGACACTGCCATGAGGGGCACGCCGTCGAGGTCGGCGGCGTGCGCGTCGTCGTACAGCACGCGGGCGAAGCAGGCGTGCCGGAACCGCGTCGGGAATTCGTCGAAGCGCCAGATGAAGGCGTTCGCCTCTGCCTGACTGTGCGCCCGCGTGTCCTCGCCGGCATTGCGAACGCTGCGACCGAAGCCGTTCAGGAACTCTTTCCAGATGGCGCGCGGGCGCTTCAGGCCGATATCGGCCCAGGCGTTGAACTCCGCCAGGTCGATGGCGAGCGGCTGGCCACCGGACGCCAGATCGCAGTCGCGCACCAGCGCATCGACCGTCGGCGACCACGGGTAGCCGAGGCGGTCGAACCATTCGTCCCAGAAGCCCAGCTTGTTCGAGACGCCGCCGGAGAACAGGTTGAAGCCCATGGCCTCGATGCGGTCGAGCGCGGCGGCGTAGTCCTTCGCGTCGGGTGCGACCTTCTTCGACGCGTAGTCGATCAGGTCGGCATGCTTGACCTTGGCCTTGTCGGACATGGCGCTGATCTGCCAGCGCGACAGATGCATAGCCTGGTGCCACACGTGCGTAACGCCCCAGCCGGCCAGCTGCTCGAAGCAGGCGTCGACGTCGCCCCACCACTTGGGCACGAAGGGGTTCAGGCCGATCACCACCATGTGGCCGGCTTCACGCAGGCGGCGGATGAACTGCATGCGCTGCGCGTGCGGCGGCGCGCCCGGCTCATGGCGCTGGCGCACCATTTCGTCGTCGGTGGTGAGCGACACATAGACCATGGTCGGGGCCTGATCGATGATGCGCTGTTCCTCTTCCGGCACGCCGCCGCGGGTCTGGTACGCGAAGCGCACGCCCAGCGGCGACAGCGCCTCGACGATGCAGCGGTGAGTCGCCGCGTTGCTCTTCGCGCACGGGTCGCTGTCGTTGCTCATCAGGATCGGGTGACCCATCTGCAGCAGTTCGAACTCCATGGACGTGGATCCGGTATCGAACCACTTCAGCACGCGCGCGATGTCGTTCTGGTCGGACACGCGATCCGGCTTGTTCAGGTTCGCGAAGCAGTAGGCGCAGCCGTGCGTGCACCAGTTGCCGCCGAAGTGCAGCAGCGCGGGGGAGATCAGGTATTCGCCGGTGTAGATGCGGAGTGACATCAGATTCCTCTCATGAGCACGTCGGCGTCCGACATGTCGTGTTCGTCCTTGAAGGCCTGCAGGCGGTCGTACTGGGCACGGTTGAGGCTGATCATGACCGGGTAGACGGTGGGCTTCTTCGGCGGCGGCTTGGCTGTGGTAGCCGCGCCGGTGGTGGTCGGGGCCGGCGCGCTGTCGTCGTCGCGCTGGTGGGCAGCGTTCGCGTCGACGGTGCGTTCGTCTTCGTCCAGCGCGCTGAGGACGTCGTCGAAATCCAGGCCCAGGTGATCGAAGTCGAAGTCGTCCAGGTCGCTCTGCTCGCTCAGTGCGTCCAGTTCGCTGCGCAGGATTTCGGCGTCCCAGTCGCCGCCCTCGGCGAGGCGGTTGTCCGCGATGACGTAGGCGCGGAACTGGGATTCGGTCCAGCCGGTGACATCGAGCACGGGCACGGTGCCGGCCGGGAAGGGCTCGGCGCCCTGCTCCCGGCCCGGCGCGGGGTAGAGCAGCCCGCCGCGGGCGTAGATTGATTCGACGGCCTTCAGGCTGCCGTGCCCCTTGGCGATGGTGCCGTTGCGCACGACGATCGCGCCGACGAAGCCCAGCGCTTCGAAGGTGCGGGCCAGCTGCTCGATCTGTTCCGGCGGGTGGCGCTTGGCGTTGCCGGCGTAGGGGCGCAGATCAACCACCGGGCGCAGTTCAGGCGCGTTCATTGCGGGGTTCCCTTCTTCGGTTTGAGGGTGTCAGAGGTTTCGCGCAGCACGCCTTCGACGAATTCGTCGATCAGGGCCTTGCAGGCGCTCGGCTCGCTGACCGGTGCGACGAGCGGGGCCAGCGTGGTGCCCATGCCTTCGAGTCGGCGGCGCAGTGCGGTGACCAGGTCAGCGGCAGCCGCTTCGATGTCGGCCACCGGGGCGAGCTTGCCGATGAGGCGTTCGTACTCGACCTTGGCGGTCATCGCCTTGTAGCGCTCGTTGATGGCCTTGGCCTTCTGGAAACCGTGGTCGCTCGATGCGGCCGCGACGTTCGCCGCACGCTCATCGTCGTCACCGTGGTCCGACTGGGTGCGCGGTCCGACTTCCTGGCCCCGCGCGGCCGCATGGCGGGCCGCTACGCCGCCGCGTGAAGGGTCGCGGGTGCTGTCGATCAGCGCGAGCGATTCTGCGACCTTCACGGCCTTGGCGTCGTCGGTGAGCACCAGGCGGCCAGCCTTGCGCAGTTCGGTGATGTAGGAGGGCCGGACGCCGATATGGCGGGCGAATTCGGCGAACCCCATTTCCGGCTTCGCTTCGCTCATCGCTCACCACCTTTCACCACTACCCACACCTTTGTGCAGGGTGTGTAGGGTGATGTGTAGGGTACGAGGCGGGCGGAAACCCGCATGGATGCTGGAATGTGCAGGGTGTGCAGGGTGTGCAGGGTCGCGTGTACGCGAGAAATCGATTTTTCTCGGGAATGAGGGCGGTGGCGCTGTGCGTTCTCGCGTGTACACGCGCGCGGAGACCTTGCACACCCTGCACAATGGCGACGGCAAGCCGTTTGCGGGCGATTCGCACCCTGCACAGTACCCTGCACAGGCCCTGCACACCCTGCACAGTTCAGGTCAGAATCCCACACGGCTCAGTCCTTGCTTGTAGTCGTTCAGTGCGTTGCGGAAGGCCTCGATGCAGTCGGAGAAGAACACCTGCTGACTGCTGCCCGGCGGCTCCTCGTCGACGCCTGGCGGGAAGATGAAGGTGCTCTGCTTCGTGGTTGCACCGACCATGTGCCGCTTGCGCTTGTGGCCGCACCGGTGCTTCTTCACCAGCGCATCGATAAGCTTGTTGAGCGGCGCGCCACGGCCGATGCCGTTGCGATGGCACCAGGCGACATAGAGCTGATAGACGTCTTCCGACAGCGCCGGCATGAGGCCGACGCCGCCGATCTCGCCGGCCGTCCAGTGCATCAGGAAGCGGCTGGTCGAGTCGCGTGACAGGTCGATCAGTTCGGCCTTCGCCTCGGTCATCGGCGGCAGCGTATGGGCGGCGAAATTGCCCATGGGCAGGTTCAGCAGGTGGTCATGCAGCGCGGCAATGCCGCCCGCTTGTATCTCGGCCTTCACGGCGGAATAGAAGTCGGGGCCAAGCTTCACCGGCGTCCAGATGACCGCGTGCCGCCGGTCGTCCTCTTCGAGCACGACGGGCATGCGTTCGTTGGAGAGGAAAACCATGTTGACGTGGTTCGCCTCCCAGTACGCCTGCATGTTCTTCGGGTTGATGCGGATCTGGTCGTTCGTGATGAACGACTTCAGCTTGTTCTTGATGTGGAACATTTCGGACCGCGCGACCACTTCGTCGGCGATCAGGAAGAGCTTGCGCGAAGCCCAGTCGTTGAACTTGTCTTCAATGGCCGACTGGTCGATGACCCATCCGTACCGCCCATAGATGGCCATGACCGCTTCGAAGAACATGTTCTTGCCGGTGCCCTGCGGGCCGTGGATGACGACCGTGGTCTTCATCTTCGCGCCGGGGTGCTGGATCGGGTAGGCGATCCAGCGCAGCACCCATTGGTATAGCTCTTCGGCCTTCGGATCGGCCTGGCACATGTACTGCAGCAGATCGAGCAGGTTTTCGCACTTGCCGGCCTTGGGCACGGTCGGCCAGCCGGACCACAGGTTGCACTTGATCGCCGGGTCCTCTTCGCCCGGGTCGAATCCGACCTCTTCCACCCGCACGATCTTGCGCGATGGATGCTCTTGCCATCGGCGCGAGAACTCGCGCCGCGTGCAGAGATCGCGCATGTCCGACAGCGTGACCAGGATGTGTTCCTGATGGTCGAACACTGATCCGCCATGGCCGTAGACGAGCGAGAAGCGATCGAGCAGCGTTTCGACGCTTTCGACCGGCCGCAGATCGGCGGTCGCCGCCCCGCCCCCCCGAGTGTCCGAGTCCCGCGCGGCGGCGGGCGCGGCCCAGTTGAACCGCCTGATCGCGTCCTCGACCTGCGAACGCACCGTGGTGAGGCCGCAGGCGTGGTGCAGGTCGTTGAAGTCGGTGATCTTCGTGCCGCGCTCGCAGAACTGCTCCCAGCGCTGCATGTCATCGGGGAATTCGGGCTTGATCCACTTGCCTTCGACGGTCAGCGCGGCGGTCGCGGCGTCGCGGCAGCCGGTGTTCTCTCTACGGTGCGGCTTGCCGCAGGCCGGGCACAGGTCATCCAGCCGGCCGGTCTTGACCGGCGCCTTGCAGCCCTGGCACTTGCCGAATGCGTCGTCGTCCGCACAGATCAGGATGTTGATGCCGGGGTAGCGCTTGCGCAGCACGCGCGCCACCGGAAGCAGGTTGCCGGCGTCGAAGGTCACAGCCACCGGCAGGCCGGTCGCTTCGTGCAGACTGGCGGCCGTCGCGTAGCCTTCAGCGAGGAGCACGCACCAGGTCGGCACGCCGCCCAGCAGGTGGAACTTCCCGATCTTGTCCAGGCCGGCGGGCCAGTATTCCTTGTCGCGCTCCGTCCGTGCGATGCGCTTGGCGTGCCTCGCGCGGGTGAGGATGAACTGCAGCCCCCACACGCGCCCGCTCGCATCCATCATCGGCACGGCCATCGCGCCCGAAGGCGTGAATTTCACGCCGTGCGCCTTGACGCCCTTGCGCTCCAGGTAGTCGCACTCGCCCGTGGTGGCGAGCTTGCGCCACACGCGGTCCGCCTGCTCCGCCGCCCGGTTCGCCTCCGCCCGGCGTTCCTGCTCCGCGCGCTTCTGGTCGTCCTTTAGCCGCTGGCGCAGCGCGGCCTGCTGCTCATCGGTGAGCGCGTTGCGCTCGAGCGTGACCTTCTGCGCTCCCTTGTCGTTGCCGCGCCAGATCCCGAACGACCCGACGACCACCAGGTCGCCGCCGTCCAGCATAAGTTCGTGCAGGACGTACCAGCCCCGCTTCTCGCGCTCCCCTTCGACCTTGCAGCGGACCGGCTTCCCCGTGACCTTCAGGTACGGGACGATCAGCCCCGCGGCGCGGAGCTGTGACAGCACGGAATCGTGATTCGACACCCCCATTTCAGTAACTTTCACCCCCACTGACTACAGGGCTTGAGGGGTTCGCATTACC